CAACGCCGTCGTCGGCGAGGACGACCCGAACGTCCTGCGCTCGCTCTATGACGAGCTGGCGTTCGAGTGGAAGGAGTACTCCGGCCTGACGGACGACGCGTTCAAGGTCGAGGACCTGGACACCACAGTGCTGCGCGTCGAGGCGCCGTTCTACCAGGAGCTGCACGTGTCGTTCCTGCCGGCGGACGCGGGCGTGTTCAACGAATGGCTGGGGAAGATCGGCAAGGCCAAGGCCGAGGCGATGCGGCTGGTGGGCGAGATCAGCGACTTCGACGTGTTCTTCGAAACGCTGCTGGCGGTGAAGGCGGCGAGCGGCGTCCACAACACCGCGGTGGCGCTGCGTGCGATGGCCGAGCTCGCGGGCCGTGCGCTGGCCGCGGAGGCGGACGATGCGGGGGGCTAAGCCGAAGGCGACGGTGCTGAAACTGGTCACCGGCAACCCCGGCCGGCGCCCGCTGAACGCGCGGGAGGCGAAGCCGAAGCCGGTGATCCCGGACCGGCCGCCGGTCCTGGAAGACACCCCCGACGCGCTGGCCGAATGGGCGCGCGTCACGCCGCTGCTGGCGGAGGTCGGGCTGATCACGAAGCTCGATCGCGCCGTGGTCGCTGCCTACTGCATGGCCTGGGCGCGCTGGATGGACTGCGAGCGGATGCTGAAGACGACGGGGCTGATCGTGAAAGCACCGAGCGGCTACCCGATGTACTCGCCCTACCTCGCGGCAAGTAACAAGGCGCTCGACCAGGTGCGGCAGTTGTCCGAACAGATCGGCCTGTCCGGTTCCGCTCGGTCGCGGATAAAGGCGAGCGACGCGGTCGGGGACATGGACACGGCCGAGGCATTCCTGCGTGGGAAGGCCTAGGCGCTCTGCCCCCGATCCGGTGGAAGCCTACGCGCGGGCCGTAACAGCCAACGAAATGGTCACCGGCCGGCTGGTGCGGCTGGCCTGCGAGCGGCACCTGCGCGACCTCGCGGACGGCGCCGCCCGCGGCCTGCGCTGGGACCGGGACGCGGCGCAGCGGGCGATCGAGTTCTTCCCCGCGGTGCTGCGCCACAGCAAGGGGCGCCTCGCCGGCCAGCCGTTCGTGCTGCTGGACTGGGAGGCGTTCGTCGTCGGCTCGATCTTCGGCTGGAAGATCGGCACCATCAGGCGCTTCCGCACCGCCTTCGTCTCGACGGCGCGCAAGAACGGCAAGTCCACGATCGAGGCCGGGATCGGGCTGAAGGCGCTGGTGGACGAGGGCGAGCCGGGCGCGGAGATCTACTCGGCGGCAACGACGCGCGAGCAGGCGCGGATCGTCTACTCCGAGGCGGAACGGATGCGCGCGGCCTCCCCTGCCCTGCGGCGGCGGATCGTGCAGACGACGAACAACCTGGCGGTGCTTTCCACTGCCTCGTGGTTCCGGCCGCTCTCGGCGGACTCGTCGAAGATGGACGGGCTGAACGTGTTCGTCGCCCTGGTAGATGAAGTTCACGAGCACCCGGATTCGGGCGTCATCGACAAGCTCGACACCGGGATGGGCGCACGGGCGAGCCCGCTGATGTACGAGACGACGACCGCGGGCGTCAGCCGCACCTCGGTCTGTTACCAGCACTGGGATTTTTCCACCAAGGTGCTGGAAGGGACGGTGCCCGCGATCGTCGCCGACCGCTGGTTCGCCTACATCGCCACGGTGGACGAGGGCGACGACTGGCAGGACGAGCTCGCCTGGCGCAAGGCCAACCCCTCGCTCGGCCACGTCCTGAGCATAGACGACCTCCGGGCCGAGGTCGCACTGGCCCGCGAGATGCCGTCGAAGCAGAACAGCATCCGCCGCCTGCGGCTGAACCAGTGGACCCAGCAGCTCGTGCGCTGGATCCCCATGGAGGTCTGGGCGCTCGGCGCCGAGCGGATCGATCCGGACTTGCTGCGGGGGCGGCGGTGCTTCGGCGGGCTGGACCTGGCGCGGGTGAACGACCTGTCCTCGCTGGCGCTGCTGTTCCCGCCGGTCGGGGCGGGCGAGCGATGGAAAGTGCTGTGGAGGCACTGGTGCCCGGAGGACAACATCGAGGAGCGCTCGCGCCGCGACCGCGCACCGTACGATGTCTGGCGCGACCAGGGCCACCTGACCGCGACCGAGGGCAACACGACGGACTTCAAGTTCGTCGAGGCGGCGATCCTGGAGCTGGCCGGCGTCTACGACATCGTGGACCTGGCGTTCGACCGGACGTTCGCGGGCGAGATCGTGCGGAACCTGGCGGACGAGGGCGTCGCGGTGGTCGAGTTCGGCCAGGGGTTCATCAGCATGGGTCCGGCCTCGGCCGAGTTCATGCGCAAGCTGCTGGCGCGGGAGCTGTGCCACGGCGGCGATCCGGTGGCCGACTGGTGCGCTTCGAACGTGACGGTGCGGACGGACCCGGCGGGCAACCAGAAGCCGGACAAGGAGCGCTCGATCGAGCGGATCGACCCGATCGTGGCACTGGTCATGGCGGTGGGGCGGTCGATGGCGGAGGAACGCGGCATCTACGGCGACGGCCGCGGGCTTTTGATTCTCGGAGGGTGACGTGACGAAGTTGATGGGCGCCGAGCAGTTCCGGCGCGAGGCGCGCGCGGGCAAGGCGCCGTCGGGCGGCGTCTGGCGGGTCAGCGCCGAGATGCCGCTCGGGGTGCCGGGCGCGGACCGGACGCTGCGGTTCTGCTTCTCCGACGACCGGGTCGACCGCATGGGCGACACGATCGACGCGGCCGGCTGGGACATCTCCGACTTCGAGCGCAACCCGGTGGCGCTGTGGGCGCACGACAGTTCGTCGCCGCCGATCGGCGGGGCCGCGAACGTCGGCGTCGAGGGGCGGCGGCTGATGGGCGACATCACCTTCGCGCCGCCCGAGACTTACGCGTTCGCCGACACGGTCTACCGGCTGGTGACCGGAAAGTTCATCCGCGCGGTGAGCGTCGGGTTCATGCCCGTGCGCTACCGGTTCTGCGATCCCGATGACGACCGGCCGGGCGGGATCGATTTCCTCGAACAGAGCCTGCTGGAGATCAGCGTGTGCCCGGTTCCCGCCAATCCCAACGCTTTGGCGGAGGCGCGGCGCAAGGGCATCGACACGCGACCGGTGATGGAATGGGCGGAGCGGACGCTCGCCACCGGTGGCAAGGCGGTCCTGCCGCGCGCCGAATTGGAACGACTTCGTATGGCTGCAAAGGAACCAGCGATGGCACGAAATCCCCGCCCGCGGACGCGGCACGTCAAGGGCGCGCGTACCGATGGGGCGACCGAAGATGATCCCGATGCCGCGGCCCTCGGCAAATGCGGCCGGGAGCCGGACGCCGAGTGCGGCATGACCGATCCGGCCGAATGCTCGATCCATGGCGCTTCCAAGGCCGAGCCAGAGGCGGATGACACCAAGGCGCTGGCAGCGTTGTTACGGAGGCTGCTACCGCGTCGAAAGGACGATGGCGGGACAGGTGGCGAAGATCTGCCGCTGGAGCATGAAGATGCGATCCGGCTGGCGCACAAGTCGCTGCGGACGTCGAAGGCATTCCTGACCGAGGCGGTGACGCATCACGCCAAGGCGTTGGATTTGTTGGGCGATGTGGTTGACGCGCTTGACGATGCCCCTGAGAGCGATCCGTCGGTGGACCCGGACCCAGATGCGGAGAAAGCGGCGCAACTGGCACGCGCCGCAGCGCTGCGGGCGAGGCACACTGCGAACTGAGCATGTTCGATGTTACCGAATACCTCGAATCCACGACCGGAACGGACGCCAACTGAATTAGCGAACTTGTCAAATGTGTCCGACGCGGAGCCTCGGCGCAATTTCGACGGGGATTGAAAGCCGAGGCCAAGGCCCTTAGCGACGCCCTTCCACTTGTTTCGAAAGCTAGCTAGGCTAGCGGCATCATTAGGTCGCATGAGGTCCATTCATACGCTCCGATTTGATGGCAACAGGTCGGGAAATCATCAGTGCCGGTTAACGTCGGTTCAACAATTGGATTGGGACGACATATTCGTCTGACAGAGTTCGTCTCCCGAGGGACGTCATTCTGTAACTTCAAGGCTCATGACGAACTGCTGCATCGGATCGTATTCTGTAAGATATTACGAGATGATATTTCGTTCGACGCATATTTCCCCGACCTCCTGCAGTTTGCGAAGAGACTGTCGGACCTCAGGATCCCAGGATTACCGCGACTGTTAGATACCGGGACGGTCGATGGCGTAACATACCAAATTTGGGAATGGATCGATGGTGTTTCTTTACACGATCTGGCGCTCGAGCCGGGCCGGGCTAAGCCTCTACCGACAACATTCCCCCGCCACCTGCTTGCTCAATCCCTCACGACGCTTGCGAGCCTTCATCGTCACGGGATCATTCATGGTGATATATCTCCCCACAACATCATGGTCTCGACGACTCTTGACCTAATCTGGTTGGTCGACCTCGCACCGATGAGAATGGTCGATGGGTCGGTGAGCGCTACGCGAGCCTGGGCTGCGCCGGAAGTGCTTGCGGGCGGGGCGGTCGGACCTTGGAGCGATCTGTATTCGTTGGGGATGGTGGTGAAGGAATTCGCGCGGCGGACGAATCTGGAGGAACCAGACTGCTTGTCGAGGCTAACTCAGGGTGATCCGTTGGACAGAGCAAAGTCCGCCGAAGAAGTCCTCAAGTTGCTATCGCGATCCAGCGAAGCTCTTACCGCTTCACCGCCACCGCCACCGCCACCGCCACCGCCACCGCCGCCATCGACGCAGCGGTGGAGCACAAGTCTGCATGCATTAGCTGGGGCAGCCGTGGCCCCGCTTGCGTTTCCAATCCTAGGAATCGCAGCGGGGATTAGCGGATTGAGCGGATTTCTTAGTGCTGCAAAAAAGCGACTCCGGCCTTCCGCAGTTCCTCCAGGCCCGACGGACAAGCAATCCGAGGCTTTAGGCCGCACGCCCGACAACTGGTCGGATCGAACAGGTATTTCCAATGTTCCTATTCGAACGTCGTCCACGGCGGAGCCACGCGACGCGGATTTTATCGTGATGGGTCCGTCGCTGGTTGCCCGCGAGCATTCGTTCCCTCTGGAACTTTGGGTTGGTC